AACTTGGTCTCGTGCATCTCGTGCAGGAGCGCGTGGGCCCGGATCAGTTCGCCTACATCGCCGTTGCCCGGCCCAAGCCCAAAGCCGCTGCCGTCTCGCTGTCCGAGCTGCTGCTCGCCGAACAGGAGGCCGCGTGATGCCCGCATTTCAATCCCTTTTCACCGATCACGGAGACCATTTCATGCCATTCCCCGAGAACACACCTACGCCTGACGATCTGCCATCTCTAAGCGCAGCGGAAATCGCGGCCCTGCCGGTCGAGTTGCTGGCGATCCTGCAGCGCGAAATTGACGAGCGCCTGAAGCGCGACAAGGCCGCCAAGATCCGCTTCGATGCCGGACTGGCTGTCCGCTACGCCACCCGCGCCGCTGAGGAACGCCAGGTTCAGGCCAAGGACACCGGCACAGTCCGGTTCGATGACGGCGATTTCACCGTGGTCGCTGATCTGCCGAAGCGGGTGGATTGGGATCAGGACCGACTGGCCGACATGGTCGCGCGGATCGAGGATGCCGGGGACGATCCTGCTGAATATGTCGATCTCTCCTTCAAGGTGCCGGAGCGCAAATACGCCGCCTGGCCCGAGGCCATCCGGCAGGGTTTCGAGCCCGCACGCACCGTCCGGCCCGGCACGCTGAAGGTCGAGATCCTCGCGCAGGGGGCCGACCAGTGAGCCTCCCCATCATCAGCGCCGACCAGCGGTTGGCGGAGCCGCGCGGGATCAAGGGCTGCATCTTCGGCAAATCCGGCATTGGGAAAACGTCGCTGCTCTGGACCCTCGACCCCGAGCGCACGCTGTTCATGGATCTTGAAGCGGGCGATCTGGCTATCGAGGGCTGGAAAGGCGATAGCATCCGTCCGCGCACATGGGCGGAATGCCGGGATTTCGCGGTGTTCATTGGTGGTCCCAACCCGGCGTTGCGGGATGAGCAGCCCTACAGCCCGGCCCATTACAAGGCGGTCTGCGATCGCTTCGGAGATCCGGCAGAACTGGACCGCTACGACACCATCTTCGTAGACTCGATCACAGTGGCGGGGCGGCTTTGTTTCGGCTGGTGCAAGGGACAGCCCGAAGCGCTGTCGGAGAAGACCGGCAAGCCGGATGTGCGTGGCGCTTACGGCCTGCATGGCCGTGAGATGATCGGCTGGCTCACCCATCTGCAGCACACCCGGGCGAAGAATGTCTGGTTCGTCGGGATCCTCGACGAGAAGCTCGACGACTTTAATCGCAAAGTGTTTCAGCCGCAGATCGACGGTTCCAAGACCGGGCTCGAGCTGCCGGGGATCGTCGATGAGGTGATCACCATGGCGGAGTTGAAGGCCGATGGCGGCGATCCGTATCGCGCCTTCGTCTGCCAGACGATCAACCCCTGGGGCTTTCCTGCGAAGGATCGGTCCGGCCGCCTGGACCAAGTCGAAGAACCCCATCTGGGCCGTCTGATGGCCAAGATCCGGACGGCAGTGGCGCCTCCATCCGACCGGTTGACCTACGCCCCGCCGCCTGCCGATCCGGCAGGTGCCGACCAATCCCAACCGCAATCCTGAAAATAGAAGGAGGTTCCCCATGGGTTCCTGGAACGATTTCAACGACGCGCAGAGCAACACCAACCTCATCCCCAAGGGCACGCTGGCCAAGGTGCGCCTGACCATCCGCCCGGGTGGGTTCGACGATGCCTCGCAGGGCTGGACCGGCGGCTATGCCACGCGCGGCTCGACCGGCGCGGTCTACCTCAATGGCGAGTTCACCGTGACGGAGGGTCCATATGCCCGGCGCAAGATCTTCACGCTGATTGGGCTCTACAGCCCCAAGGGGCCGGATTGGACCAACATGGGCCGCAGTCTGGTGCGCGGCATGCTGAACTCGGCGCGCGGGATTTCCGACAAGGACATGTCGCCCGAGGCGCAGGCCGCGCGGCGCATCAGCGGCTTTGCCGATCTGGACGGGATCGAGTTCATCGCGCGCATCGACATTGGCACCGATGCCAGCGGTGACGACAAGAACGAGATCCGCAGCGCGGTGACTCCCGATCATCGCGACTATGCGCAGATCATGGGAACGGCCCCCCTGCAGTTCAGCGGTAACGCCGGACTAGGGAACGCCCCGCAGCAGAATGCACCCGCAGCGCCATCGTCAAATCCGCCAGCAGCCAACCCCGGTGCCCCCGGGCGGCCGAGCTGGGCGCAGTAAGGGGGGATCGGACATGCGCCTGCGCCCCCGCCAGAAAATCTTTGTCGAGCGCAGTGTTGCTGCGCTCGCCTCCCGCGGCAACACGTTGGGCGTGGCACCCACCGGCGCGGGAAAAACCATCATGCTCTCGGCGGTCACCGGCGAGATGATCGGCGACGGTGCCAAAGCCTGTGTTCTGGCACATCGCGACGAGCTCACGGCGCAGAACCGCGCCAAGTTTCAGCGCGTGGTGCCGGAGGTGTCGACATCTGTGATCGACGCGACAGAGAAATCCTGGGGCGGCGACGTCACCTTCGCCATGGTGCCCACACTGGCGCGGGCGTCGAACCTGACCGACATGCCGCGCCTCGATCTTCTGGTGATTGATGAGGCGCATCACGCGGTGGCGGACAGCTACCGCCGGATCATCGACCGGGTGCGCGATGCAAATCCCGACGCGAGGGTGTTCGGGGTGACGGCAACGCCAACCCGGGGCGATCGCAAGGGTCTGCGCGAGGTCTTCGACAATGTCGCCGACCAGGTGCGCTTGGGCGAGCTGATCGCGTCTGGCCACCTCGTGCCGCCGCGCACCTTTGTCATCGATGTGGGGGTGCAGGAGGAATTGAAGTCGGTCCGCAAGACCAGTGCCGATTTCGACATGACCGAGGTGGCGGACATCATGGACCGCGCGCCTGTCACCGACGAGGTGATCCGCCACTGGACCGAAAAGGCAGGCGACCGTCAAACGGTCGTCTTCTGTTCAACCGTCGCCCACGCGGACCATGTGACCGAGGCATTCCGCGCCGCAGGGATCACTGCTGCGCTGATCCATGGTGATCTGGCTTCTGAGACCCGCAAGGCCATCCTGGCTGATTACGCGTCAGGCAAGACCCGCGTGGTCGTCAATGTCGCCGTACTCACTGAGGGTTGGGATCATCCGCCGACCGCTTGCGTCGTGCTGCTTCGGCCCAGTTCCTACAAATCCACCATGATCCAGATGGTCGGGCGCGGGCTGCGCGCGGTCGATCCGGAGGAGCACCCCGGCATCGTCAAGACCGACTGCGTGGTGCTGGATTTCGGGACGTCGAGCCTGATCCACGGCACGCTGGAGCAGGATGTCGATCTGGACGGCAAGACCGGCACCGGTGAAGCCCCTACAAAATCCTGCCCGGCCTGCGCGGCAGAGATCCCGCTAGCCGCCACCGAATGCTCGCTCTGCGGCGAGGTGTTCCTGCAGGATGAGGGCGAAACAGGCGCGGACGCAGCGCCGCTCTCGGGCTTCGTCATGACCGAGATCGATCTGCTGAAACGGTCCAGTTTCGCATGGGTCGATCTCTTCGGCACGGACGACGCGCTGATGGCCACGGGCTTTACGGCCTGGGGCGGCATCTTCTGGATGGACGGGGTCTGGTACGCAATCGGCGGGGCCAAGGGCGAGCGGCCACGCTTGTTGGGCGTCGGCGAACGCACCGTCTGCCTCGCGCAGGCCGATGACTGGCTGAACACCCACGAGAGTGATGAAAGCGCCTTCAAGACAAGGGGATGGCTGCGTCAGCCACCGACGGACAAGCAGCTGAAATACCTGCCGCCCGAGTGCCGCCACGACTTCGGCCTGACGCGCTACCGCGCCTCGGCGCTGATGACCTTCGGCTTCAACAAGCGCGCCATCCATGCGGCTGTAAACGCGGTGGCTGGCCCAGAACGGAGGGCGGCATGACCCATGAAATCACTACCCCCCATCACGGCCGAGGAACGGCGGCGTCTCTGGCATCCGCGTGGAACGCTCTGTGCTGTCTGCCGGCAACCCACGCGTGGTTTTGGCTGGCGCGATCCGGTCCGATCGAGGCGGCCCCGGCCATCGGTCTGGTTCTGCTCGATGCTTTGCCAAGGTTTGTGGACGCGTTTGGCGCGGGAGCGTTTTGCCATGGTTGACCTGACAGAAGAAGAACGCGCCGCCGTCACCGCCACCATGAAACGCATCGCCATGCTGATGGACGAGATCGGCTGGCATACCGCCTTCGCCGATCTGACCGAGGCGCAGGTTCGCGCCCTGATCGAAGAGGCCGTCGAGGGCTTCCGCGAGGCCATGTCCGACATCGCCCGGGCCCAGACACCGGAGGTGCCGTTCTGATGCTGGACTTCAACCCACGCCCCTCCATGGCCGAGCGGATCAACGCGCTGGTCGACGCCGCCCTCATCGCCGAACGCGAGGCCACGCCGCCCCGGACCTATCTCGGCGCGTCCCGCCTGGGGCATGCCTGCGAACGCGCGCTGCAATTCGAGTTTGCCGGTGCGCCAAAGGATGAGGGTGCCGATTTCGGCGGCCAGACGTTGCGGATCTTTGCAATCGGCCAC